CCTGGCTATCACCCCATTACTTATAGCGGCAAACAGGGGTAGTCAATCCCTTTTGTCATAGACCTCTGAAATCTATCAAGTCTGCATATAAGAATGGCAAGATCAATTGATGAAGTTGACCTCGAGCAAATACGGGTTGTGAACCCTTGCGGATATGCATTGTTTGTTATACAATACATGCCCACTTGAAACTAGCATCCTTTCGGGGAAAACCTAGTCATAACTGTAAGAAGGAAACTTCTTTAGTATCATTCATTCCTATATAAAGAATGAATTATGATTAGGAGTTCTTGCTTAGATTATCGTCTATATCAGTACTATTACCGATATTAGGTGTGTAATCTTTCAATAACTCATTCTCAAAGAGTTCAATGAAGTTGTCTACTTCTTGATCTCTGTCCTCAAAGTTTTCAGGAGGCATTCTATCTAACCAATCATCCATTGTTCCTCTAATTTCGGTTTGAATTAAAGGTCTTCTTCGGAAGGCAATTTCAGATTGAGATAGATGTTTAACATCATGATGGGTTATATGTAAACCTTTTAAGGCTTTGATCAGACTGATCAACCACATAGGTCTTAACTCTTTATATTGCTTTACATGAGCTTTGAGTTTTACTTCAATTTGGTCAAGTAAAGGTGTCTTCACCTTAACTCTATCCAAGTCGTAGATAGAATCTCGTGTTCATTGTAAGTAATCATCAGAGTCTAGACGTACACTACGGCTGTGTTCACCTTTATGGTAAGGGCTCAATAATGGTGCCGCTTCCACTACCTCTTTAATCTCTTCAACTATGTTGAGAGGTTTGTCGCGTAACAACGCGATCGGTATTGGACTCGGATCAGACTCGAGAGGATGGTGTCAAATTATAGATTTGTAAAAATCTAATATTTTTCAACCTAAACTTCCGGGTTTACCATTATTATCCAGTATATCCATTATGGATGATTGGAATATGAACCTTTTCTCAAAAGATTTATATACAGTCATTTTAGTGTATTGTGGTAATAACTTAGATGCAAAGCGATTAAGTAATGATTCAGTGTTAATTCCTATCTCTAGGAGTGATAACATTGACTTATCCTCTCAACTTGTTATATCAGGTCAAGAAGATTTTGTATTCATTATTTTAATCGCTTCTTTCGAGGCATGAGTAGATCGTATTAGATCTTCTCCTGCAACATATGCCCAATTAGGCATAATAACACGAGCTCATCATTCTCTTATACTTCTCTTCCTTTTTGGAATAAAAGCTAAGGAATTAACGAGCTCTATATTCTCTTTTATCGCGGGATAACGTCCTTTGATAAAAGTAGAATTTGGATCTAATTCCATTAATGTCATAATTTCTGGAATCGGTTCCATGTTATTAACCTTTTTGGTTATTTCTTTGATAAACTTAAAGATCCTCTGATATGGAAGTCCTTCTTTCAGAAGAACCTTCATATTCAAGTTTAATCCTTTCATATTTGGATTAACGAGAATCTCAGCTAACCATGATAGCGGCATTCTACCCTTAGAGGTGTAGATCCCAAGAATGGTAATCAAAGGCATAAACATATGTCTTCGAAGCACTTTGGCATTGCTCAAATCTCTCTGTTTTACAGATCGATTTAGCATGTTGACAAATACACCATAATTCTGAATTAAACCTCGATCGAGTCACTGTAGGATAGATCCTATAAATGCTCCTGAGTACTTAGGGTAGTCTATGAATTGACGTCAGGATAAACCGGAAACATCTGTTCCGCGATTTATATACCTTTTCGCAAATTCAAAACTGCTGTTGTCACTAATCACGGATTTTCCAAGATTAATGTCAACACCTAAGATACTCATGACTTTGAGGTATTCTTCAGCTATATTTTCATTGAATATATCAATATCATCTCCTAAGATCTCATATTCTTCATTCCATTTCCATTTATATGGAGAGAATAAAGAAATGTTATAGACTTTAGAAGCACAATATTGTAGGATTCAATGGTGTGTAATGTCAAGCATTGCTCAAGAAGAGTAAGCTCCCATAGGTTGTCCTACTGCATATTCTACGGACATATTACTTATTCCGTATTTAGCTCTTGATTTTAAAGGAATAATATATTCCCTTGAAGTCAATAAGCCTGCTCAGGATAAACCAAGACCTTTAATACCTGTTACGGTATCAAGGATATGGGATTGTAAACTTATCGGTAGTCTGTCTGTGGCAGCACTCAAATCAAAAGAATAAACTTTTGAAGCTTTCATAGCCTTTTGAACAGAACGTCGTACTGACGCTTCTTGATCAAAAGTTCCATCATTAGGGATTTGTTTTATAATTCTAAACAAATAACTATGAAGGGGATATAAAAGCGATTGAGTTCAACTATCACATAAGGCAAACAACCTCAGTTTACCAGCCGCCTCTTCTTTTACAGCAATCTGACCTATGGGTTTGCTTACGTCATGAGTATAGCGATCACCAAGAGAAATCTCTCCTGATTCGTTTATAACACCGTGAACGTAGATACCGTTCTTTTTCTTCTTATCGGAAGAAAAGAAATAGTAGTTTTCCCATTTTGATCACACCCTTCCAATTAACCCATAAATTTCTTCATATAGTTCTAAACTATAGTAGAAGTATTTCATAAAGTTTTGTAAATCATATAGTCCATTAGGTTTCATGTCTTTATTTTTAGTACATGATTTACTTAATGTTGACAGATAGGTGATGAAATGTTTATACGTTACCTTATGGTATTTAATTAACCAATAGGCATCTGTAAACAATCCCATTCAACTAACTGATTGACTAGGACTCGCAGAACTTATGATCTTTGGGCGTCCAGGGCATAAATCTTCGGTTTTCACACCGGATTTTACCTTGAACTCATTAAAAGGAGTCCAAATTTGTGCTGCTGTCTCGATTGCCTCAAGACCTACTTGATCACCTTTGAATCCCTCTGTTATAGTTTGTAACTTTGGTTTAAAGTCACATTTTATAACACGATAGATATTAAAGAAAGTTAATCATAGACGTATTGTACTATGATCACCTTTTCTGATCAAGTATCGACTGTGCGGATCTATTATCTTAGGTAACCCTGATTTTAAACCTGTTAAAGGTAAATCCGGGTCTACCTCTCGTAATGATCTGAACGGCTGACCGGCAGTAGCTCTCATTAGAGCTATATGTCAGGCCTTGAGCTGAGCCACAAGAAGGTTTACACCATGTGTCTTCTTATACTTTAAGAGATACTTAAAGAAACCACTTCCTAAGTTATAACGCCACTTTCAATGTTTCACATGACCGATACATAAAGGTATCACTCAATTAAGAGTTGTCATGTAGAAACTCTCGAAAGTTGGAGATCCTAGAGAGAACACTTTATTATCAGAGTTTCGCTCTGTACTTATTCCTTTTACGGTTAATAAACCAACTTTCACGTGGGCTTTTAACGGCCTCTTAGTGAGTAGTCAAGGGACAGTAGCAATATAAAAGTTTTTATTTTGCATAGTAAAGTTTTCGATATCAATGAAAATTGGCGAAGTTCTGCTTCATAGGTCACCTGACATTACAACTTGTAGTTGTCTTGTTTAGGAAGAGCCTAAGATTTATATCTTAAGATCTTACCCAAGCAAACTCTATCGAAGTCTAATATCAAATGGTGTGGTCCAATACTTTATCGTATTGAAAGTGAATCTTTGGGTTTATGGAGGCATCGCTCCTCTATTGGTAATCAACCAATACCGGTCATTTCCGGCATAAACAAAAAGGTTTCTCTCCACCATGAGAGAAAACAGATAGTGAATCTGTCTTCTACCATAATGAAGAATATTCACTTGTGATAGGCCACAGGGCTCTGTTTGTATTGTTTACATACAGACCAGGTGCAAGTCCTGGC